ACTAGTCCTGGACAAAAGCTAGATGTTAGAGACGGCACTATAACTTCAAGAGATTCTGGAAATGTAAATTACGCTGAGTTAGACAGATTTGCAGGTTTAACATTAAAAGGTAATGGAGCTGGAGCCAAGTATGTATCTACACCAAATACAGACGCGTTAGGATTTAAAACTAACAATTCTGAAAGAATGCGTATTGACTCTTCTGGTAACGTAGGTATAGGTACTGATAGTCCATCTGAGAAGTTAGAAGTAATGGGTGGGTTAGTTGTTAATTCAGGGTTTAACACTGGGGTTTCATCATTATACCTTTCTCATACTGGAACTCAAGCCCAACATAAAGCTGGTATATTTACCACTTATACAGCCGGATATGGCAGGTCTTCTTCAATACAGTTCGCTTTAAATAGCGAAATGAATGGAAATATAGTTACAACCTCTGATGCTAAGATGACTATATTAGAAGGTGGTAATGTAGGGATAGGTACTACTAGTCCAGACTCTTTACTAGAAATATCTACCACGAATACAACTAAAGATTTTATAAAATTAACTTCCGGTGGTGGAAGCGTAAACCCAAGTTTAGTATTTGAAAAATCAGAAACAGAACAAGGGGTTATACAGTATATTAGAAATGGAGATTTAAAAATATACAATACAGATAATGATGGAGGTGTAATGCTTAGTGGTTCAAGTGCTACTAATTATGACATGTACATAGATAACACAGGAAACGTCGGCATAGGAACTACTAGTCCTAGTGAAAGGTTAGAGGTAACTGGGCCTGTAGGTTCTACTAAATTAACGGGATATAAGTTAATTTTCACAAGAAATGCAAACAACGAAATATTTACCGAGGGAGCAAGTTCAAGCTTAACTTTGGGTACTAACTCTGTTGAGCGTATACGTATAGATTCAGATGGTAACGTCGGTATAGGAACAGATAGTCCTAGTGAAAAGTTACACGTGTTTGGGGGAGCTGCAGCTATTGAAATAGACTCTACAACTAACGAAGCTTCTTTAAAATACGATAATTCAACAACAACCGCTGCTATAAAGCTAGCTAATAACGATTTAAAAACTGAGCTAGGCGGCTCAGAAAGAATGCGTATTACAAGTGCCGGTAACGTAGGTATAGGAACTACTAGTCCTACATATAAATTACAATCATCTGGAACAATAGGAGTGGCATCAAATACAGCTACTAATGCAATAAGTCTAAGTATTGATGAAGCAACTACTTTTCCTGGTTCTAATACTTCAGTCACTAGACTTCTCAACTTTGTTGGTTCAAATTCAGGACCCAATACAGAGATAGGTGGTATAAGATGGTTAAATACTGATAGTGATTCTGGAAATTATCAATATCACGCTGCTGGTATTACATCTCATAATACTGGTCAAAGTAATGACGGAGATCTGAGGTTTTTTGTTTCTAGTGACGCTAGCGCAGATTCTTCTACTGGAGTTGTTGAAGCTATGAGAATAGCTGGAGACGGTAACGTAGGTATAGGAACGACTGACCCTAAATCTAAATTAGATGTAGATGGAGGAGTAAAGATAGGTGATGATACAGATACAGCTTCAGCAGATAAAGTAGGTACAATGAGATATAGAACTGATACAGAATATGTAGAGGTTGATGGAGAAGAGTTAGTTACTAATGGTAGTTTTGATACTGATAGTGATTGGACAAAGCAAACACCTTGGACTATTAGTGGAGGTGTTGCTAGTTGTGATGGTACGCAAACTGCGGTAAAGTTTATTTATCAAACAGGAATAGGGGTTGTTGGAAAAACTTATAAATGTGAGTTTGAATTAACATCTTACACTAGCGGAAGTATAAAGCTATCCTCTAATGGTATCGATGGAAATGATATATCTTCTACAGGAACACATATTGAATACCTTACTTTTTCAGGAAGTGGTTGTTTTATGACTGCAAGTACAGATTTCATTGGCTCAATAGACAATGTATCAGTAATAGAAGTAACAGAAGAAGACGCAAGCTACGCAGATATGTGTATGCAAACAGGAGCATCCACATACGAGTGGGTTAACATAATTAAAAACACATATTAATATGAGTACAGGAAAAACATTTTCGACTAAATATATATTAGATAGTAACGATAACAAAGGTGCTGATGGGCAAGTTTTAATATCAACATCAGAAGGTGTTAATTGGAGTGATGGATCTGATATAATAGGTGGTCCTTATTTACCACTTTCAGCTGGTTCAGGAGAGATACTTACCGGTGATTTAGCTATGAACAATAACATAGGTATTATCACTAAAGATAGTTCAGGAGTGTTTAAAGATATATTAAAATTAAATTCTTCAAACGTATTAGAGATAGGTTCAAGTGCTTTAAATACTAATACTATATTTAGAAATACCGGTAATGTAGGTATCGGGACGACTAGTCCTAATTACCCTTTGGTAGTAAACGGAGTTGCCGCTGCTAACAGATTTTACATTCCTAATGTTTCATCTACTTCTGCTTGGGCTTTGCAGGCTAGGAACAGCGCTAATACAGCAGATAGTGGATTATATTTTGAAAACGGAGACGCTCAATTATTACTTAGAGATGATGGAAATAATCTAAATGTTAGAATAAATTCAGATACCAATAGTTATATCAATGGAGGTAACTTAGGTATCGGAACAACTACCCCAGATGCTAGACTTACTTCTTTTAGAAATGTTTCCAGTTACGCTGTAAGTAGAGGTGACGTTTCAACTAGAGCTGGTCTTAGCGTTAAGTCTTCTAGTAATTATGACAGTAAGCTTAATTTTGCTACTGGTTTAAATAGTCAACAGTATATACAAGGACTTAATAACGCAGCTACAACTGGTAGACCAATAGTGCTAAACCCTTATGGCGGCTATGTTGGTATAAACACAGCAAACTTGCCTACGCAGCAATTAGACATAATATCTGGTACTAACAATGGAATTAGAATATCAGCAACCGATGATCAAACCTGGAGGGATATAGGTATTAGAAGCTATGTTACAGAAGGGCAAGCAAACGCTTTAGCAAATCATACTTTTATATACACAACTAACCCGAGTTCAGGTACAGAGGATCCATTTAGAAAGTACGGAGCAACAGTGATTCAAGGAAGAGATAATGGTCATAGTGGATTTGCTATTAGATTAGGTAACGGAGGCGGCCACGCTACTAGGATGTGGATGGGCGCAACTGGTGTTACAACTTTCAGCAATACTGTTACTGCAACTAACTTCATATTATCTTCAGATAGTAGATTGAAAGACAATGTAGAGGACGTGGATAATTCTCACGTAGATGTTGATTGGAAAACTTTCGAGATGAAAGAACATGAAGGTCAAAAGAGATATGGTGTTATTGCACAGGAGTTAGAAGAGAAGCATCCAGAGTTTGTGAGAACAGATGATAAAGGAATGAAGTCTGTAGCTTATGTAGATTTATTAATAGCTAAAATAGCTGAATTAGAAGCAAGATTAGAAAAACTAGAAAAATAATGGCAGTACCAAATACAACTACATTTACGCTTGATGATGTTTTGCAAGAACTAGGATTAGGAGATGGAGACTCTTTACAAGATTGCTTTGATGATGCTGTTTCGAGTAGTTTTGATGCCACCTATAATCCTAACTCAGATGGTACAGATAATAATCTTTTGAATTTTAGGAACTATGGAGGGGCTTCGTATACTTTAAATATAGTAACTGTTGGTAATCCAGGAACAGCGCGCTTTGTAGTAGAAGGATCAACAGCTTCGCAGAGTGTGCAACTTCAGTTTAGGTATTCATCTCAAATTAATGTACAAGGGACACCTGTTAGTGTATATAGAAATGGTACCACTTTAATGTCGGTAAGTGATACTTTTACAATAAACACCGGCTCAGGAGGGGCTTTTGACTTTTGGAATCTTAACCCATTTGACGGAACCCCTTTTACTATAGGAACCAATGGCTCTGACTACTATAATATAGTTACTGTGTCTATGAGAATTACATCAGCTGGCGTTGACTCTTTTAATCCAGCGTGGGAAGATTTAAGTAAAACTTACACTGATCAATAAATAAATAAACAACCAAAATTAAAAACAAAAATTATGACAACTTACAATTGGAATTGCAAAACAGTAGATTGCTATCCAGAACAAAACAACGAAGCGGATGTGGTGTACAATGTGCACTGGATTGTAACAGGTGTATCTGATGAGGTAGATTCTGAGGGAAACCCTTACTCAGCTACAAAAATTGGAACACAAACTTTAGACACAAGCCAGATAACGAACTTTATTCCGTTTGATCAATTAACAAACGACGAGGTAGTTGCTTGGACTAAAGGAGCAATGGGTGACGAACAAGTTGCTAGCATTGAAGCAAGCATACAAAGTCAGATAGATAGTTTGATTACACCTACAAGTGTTACATTGACTATCGGGGAGCCTGTGCCGCCAACACCTGAGGTTGAGGAGACGCAAGAGCCTGAGGCTGAAGATTAATTAGGTAAAAATCGAACAAAACGAGTAATAATACTCGTATACCTAAAAAGGGTGAATTAAATCAAATCAAATTAAATTAAATATGAACGGAATTGTCAAAAACTTGAACTTTGGTGACGATGCTAGAGATCAAGTATTTAAAGGAATAGAAAAGTTAGCAAATGCTGTCAGCTCTACATTAGGAGCTGGTGGTAAATGCGTGATGCTAGAAGATGGTACGGGTAAACCCGTAATAACAAAAGACGGTGTCACTGTAGCTGATTCTATAATATTGTTTGATCCAGTGGAAAACATGGGATCTACATTGTTAAAAGAAGCTGCTAGAAAAACTGTTCAAGAAGCAGGTGACGGTACAACTACTGCAACTGTTTTAGCTCACTCTATATTAAAAGAAGCTTATGCTGTTTCAGAAAAGAAAAATGCCAGAGAAATAAAAGATGGTATAAATTCTGCGGTTGAAAAAGTAATTAAGTATTTAGAAAAGCTAGCGGTTGACGTGAAAGGAGACATGCTAGATAATATAGCTTCTATATCTGTTAACAACGACAACGAATTAGGTTCTATTATAGCTGATGCGTTTAGATCTGTAGATAATACAGGTATTGTAATGATGGAAACTGCCGGTGACGGTAAAACTGTTTCTGAATTAATTGAAGGTGTACCTTATGATAAAGGTTTAACAAACTCTCATTTCATTACAAACGAACAAACAAAAACAGCGGAATTAGAAAATCCACTAGTATTAATTATGGAATCCCCAGTTAATACTATAAGAGATATACAAAAAGTGCTGGAGTACGTAATAAAAAACAATAAACCTTTGCTTATTATAGGCGATTTAGAACAAGGTGTTTTATCAACTCTGGCTACCAATAAAAAGAAAGGTAATCTAAAAGTAAATGTAATCAACGCTCCTACTTATGGTATTAGCAAACGAGAAGTACTTGAAGATCTTTCCTTACTAACTGGTGCTACAATAGTTAACGAAGATTTAGGTGATGACCTTGATTCAATTGACGTAGAGTATTTAGGATCTTGTTTAAAAAGTGTTACCTCACACGAGGACACTGTTATAACGGTCTCTGAGGCATCCGAAAAAATAAAGGATGTAATACGTAGTATAAAAGAAAAGCTTACAAATAACACGCTGAAAAGCTGGGAAGTTATAAAGCTTGAAAAAAGATTATCAATGTTAACTGCTAAAATTGCGGTGGTTAAAGTTGGCGCAAACTCTGAAGTAGAGTTAAAAGAAAAAACTGATAGAGTTGAAGATGCTATCTGTGCAACAAAAGCAGCCGTAAAAGAAGGTATTGTACCAGGCGGAGGCGTTGCATTATTAAATGCTTCAACATATATTAAAAGTGAAGGATTAGGTGAAGAAGTTTTATTAAAAGCTATAAAAGCCCCTTACTTTACAATATTAGAAAATGCAGGTATCACGGCATCCGAACCACAAGATAAAGGTGTTGGTTTGAATGCGATAACAGGAGAACCTGTGGATATGGTTAAACACGGTATAATTGATCCGTTAATGGTAACCAAAAGTGCATTAAGAAATGCTGCATCTGTAGCTACTACAATATTATCAACTGATTGTGTAATTAATAATTTAAGAGCAAATGAAGGCGATAGGTAGAAACTTAATAATAAAGAAACAAAAAGAAGGAGTGGCCGCTACTAAAGGCGGTTTACTTCTTGCCGAAAAACAAAGGGAAGATATACGATACATTAAAGCATCTGTAATATCTCCCGGAGAAGAAGCAACCAAAGCAGGTCTAAACGAGGGTGATTTAATTTACTACGATAGACACGCCGGTCACACAATAGAAATAGAAGGTGACCCGTATCAAGTTATAAAAATGCAAGATATAGTTGTAGTTTTATGAGAATAGATGCTAGTGATGTTAAAAAATTAGGGTTATTAAAACACTACAGAATCATACGAAAATGGGCATGTAGAAATAATGACTTAAATGATGCTGATCTAGAGTTATTAATTTATTTAGATTGTTTAGACATGTTTACTAAGCAAGATTTTAAAACAGGTACGTTTTCATACAGTTGGAATAATAGAAGATGGAATAAGTTATTGAAGGAAGACTGGATCTCGGTTTGGCGAAAAAGAAATAGAACTACTCAAAAGTATCATATATATAAAGTATCATTTAAAGGCAAGCAACTTATAAATAGAATTTATAGGATAATGCTAGGTCAAGATGATATACCTACGAGTAGTAGAAACAGAATAATGAAAGGAGATACTTATACAGACAAAGTGTTAAGTGTAGCTATAAAAAACGTCAACAATGATAAAACAAGATGAAAACTTATTGGGTAAACCGATACTACAAAATCCAGGAGTACCTGTACCTTCAAATGAAATGGGTAATGCTAAACCTGTATTTAATCCAAATCAAGCTGCAAACGCTCAGTATGTATTTGGAACACCAGATCAAAGAGCTAACAGCATGCCTCAAAGAGAAATAACACCTTTATACATGGAGGATTTATCTGGAGACGGTAAAATAACTCAAAAGGATATTGGGATAGCTCAAGGATGGATTAAACCTGAAAAAAAATAAATTTAAAAAATAAAGATATGGATAACATTAAAAACAAAGCATCAGGCCAGAACGCTATATGGGACGGACCATTAGATTTAGACGCGCTGCCCAAAGGTAAAGGTTCTAGTTCAGGTAAATACGGAATGGAGATTTCTAAAGCACACTGTGGGTGTAGCTCTATGAAAGGACCAATTACGCAACGAGCTAAATAATAGAGTTATGATAACTCAAGATGTGAAATTATACGTTATAAATCTAGCCACCATGGCAGTGACAATGACTAATATAGAAGTGTATTTAAAAGTACTTTTATTGCTAGTGACAATAGGATATACATTATCCAAGTGGGTTAAATTAAAAGAATAAGATATGGCATTTATACAATCATCAAGTCCTTTTTTAAAAAAGAAAAAAAGCGCCGCTAGAACAGAAAGACAAGAATTTCGCCGAGAAAGGCGAGCTAATAGAAAAGCCGAAAAAGGAAAAGCGCCCTCTCGTAAAAAATCCGAAGGCAATTATGCTAAAGTAAAAGAAGGTAGGGGTACTGGAGCTAAAGCCGGCGGCGGTATGACTAGTAAGGGGGTTAAAAAATATAGAAGAGACAACCCTGGTAGTAAATTGCAAACAGCTGTAACAACACCTCCTTCTAAATTAAAGAAGGGAAGTAAAGCCGCTAAAAGAAGAAAATCATTCTGTGCTAGATCAAAAGGCTGGACTTCTGAAAGAGGAAGAGCTGCCAGAAGAAAATGGAATTGTTAATAATAAATATATATAAAAATGAAAAATTACAACAAGCAAGAAAAGAAAAACTTAATTAAAGACAATCCTATTGCAGAAAAAGGATCCGCCATTAAAAACCTTAACAAAGGATATGGGTCTCAATTAGGTAAATCTCCATTAGCTATGAAAGGTTCTTGGATGTCTAAGCACTGTAAAAAGTAAGTTAATGGCTTTTAAATTACAAAATCCTCCATACGCTATAGATAACACACCTATTTATAGCGTAGATATGGAAGACGGCGTTTTAGGAAAAGCCAATAATAATGGTACTATTGTTATAAACAATAACCTGTCACCTGCTAAATTAAACAGTGTTGTAAAACACGAAAAGGTACATATAGATCAAATGAAGCGTGGTGATTTAGATTACGACGATAATAATGTGTACTGGAAAGGTAAAAAATATTCAAGAGCTCAAATGAAAGAGGGGGCTAAAAACCTACCTTGGGAAGCTGAGGCATATAGAAAAGCAAAGTAAATGAAAAAGATATTAGAATTTTTCAGCACTAAAGTCTTTAAACAAGTAGGTGATGTAGTCGATGGCTTATTTACTAACGAAGAAGAAAGATTAGAAGCTAGAAATAAAATATTTAAAGTACTTCAGGACGCTCAATTAGAGCTGCAGAGAATGCAAACTGAAATTATTGTAGCGGAAGCTAAAGGTAATTGGCTACAAAGAAGCTGGAGACCAATACTAATGCTTTCGTTTGGTTTTATAATTATATATACTAAATTCATATCACAACTGTCTACAAGACTTATAACACCTGTTTTAGAGCCTGAGTTTTGGCAACTACTAGAAATAGGTATTGGAGGTTATGTAATAGGTAGAAGTGGCGAGAAAATAGTAGATAAGCTAGGACCTTTATTTAAAAAGTAAAAAGATTAAAAACAAGTAATAATAGTAATAATAGTAACCAATTAAATTAAATAAAATGGGAAAATTAACAGATGAACAATTAAAGTCTATTAAAGACGCAACAGGAAAAATGAACTCTATACTTACAGAAGTAGGATTTTTAGAGGCAAAAAAAGCAGAATACCTAGCAGCACATTTTGAAACTGCAAAAGAACTAGATGGTATCAAAGCTGAAATCAGAGAAGAGTATGGTGACATTACCGTAAACTTAGCTGATGGTACTTATGAAGAAGCTAAGCAGGAAGAAGAAACAAAAACTCTTGAGATAGCGGAATAATGAGTTCTGTTGTAAGAAAAATAAGTATAGGTTCTGACTATAAGAATGACGCTATGCACTATTCAGTAGGGCAAGGGGTTTATGGTGGACATACTATAGATTGCATATTACATGACACACAATCTAATTCTTACAGTATTTACATAAAGAAAGGAAATGAGGTGATGCCATGGAAGAAGTTTAATTCTAACATGGCAATATCCGTTGAGTATGATTTAGAATATTAAATGAGAAGTCTATACGATTTTATCGTCAAACCTATTGGCGATAGATACGATAACAAGGTAAAGCTAGGCGACGTTACATTAATACTAAACACTAAAATTGAAGACTTTAAGTCTGTAAACAATTTAGCTATAGTGGTTGAAACACCAAAAGCTTTTAAAACAAGTATAAAAAAAGGTGATATCATAGTAATACATCATAATGTATTTAGAGTTTTTTATGATATCCGAGGTAATAAGAAAAGAAGTAGATCTCATTTTAAAGATGATTTACACTTTTGTTCGGCAGATCAAATATATTTGTATAAAAATACAGGGGATTGGAAATCATTTGGAGACAGATGCTTTGTAATGCCTTTAAAAAACAAAGACACTTTAAGATCACAAAAAGAGCAAGACCTTATTGGTATATTAAAAATAGGTAATAGTTCTTTAAAAGCGCTTAATATCAATCCAGGGGACACAGTAGGGTTTACACCCGGCAGTGAATGGGATTTTATAATAGACGATCAAAGAGTTTATTGTATGAAATCTAATGATATTGTAATTAAGTATGAACACAAAAGAAACCAAGAAGAATATAATCCTAGCTGGGCAAAAAGCAGTTAAGGAGTTAATTAAAGTGGCAGAAGAAAAGATCGTTGACTCAGAAGATGATTTATCAGCTGACAGACTTAAAAATGCTGCCGCAACTAAAAAATTAGCTATATTCGATGCTTTTGAAATACTTGCTAGAATAGAAGAGGAGGATGAAAGATTAAATGAAAACCCAAAAGAAGCTAAGGAAGAAAAAGCTTTTAGAGGTTTTGCAGAAGGAAGATCTAGATAATGTACGAACAAACCTTAGTAGCAGTATTAAAAGACTATATCAAACCTAAGATATTAAAAAGGTTAAACAGGTATAAGAAATGGGAGTACGGTTACAACGAAGAATACGACGTAGTTGTAATCAGTAAGACCGGGCAGATAGGAGAGGTTTACGAAATACAAGGAGTAAAAATAGCATTACCAAAGAAAGATGATGTTATTAAATTTGAAGGAGACAAGTGGAAACACACGAAATACCCAAAAGAGCTTTCAAAGATAAAATCGGTATTTGATTGGGACGAATACCCTTCACAGTTTAAAGAAAAGTGGTATGACTATATTGATACAGAATTTAAAAGGCGTGAAGAAGGTTTTTGGTTTTTTAATAAAGACAAGCCTTCTTATATTACTGGTACTCACTACATGTACTTGCAGTGGTCCAAAATTGATGTTGGGGCAGCAGACTTTAGGGAGTCAAACAGATTATTCTTTATATTCTGGGAAGCTTGTAAAGCAGATGTACGTTGTTACGGAATGTGCTATCTTAAGAACAGACGGTCAGGGTTTTCTTTCATGGCCTCAGGCGAAACGGTTAATCAAGCTACAATATCCACAGACTCCAGATTCGGAATTTTATCAAAGTCTGGTCCAGATGCGAAAAAGATGTTTACTGATAAAGTTGTACCCATCTCAGTTAATTATCCCTTCTTCTTCAAACCAATCCAGGACGGTATGGACAGGCCGAAGACGGAGCTCGCGTACAGAGTTCCCGCGTCCAAATTTACGAGAAAAAAGCTTGATACCAATGAAAAGCTACAAGAGATTACCGGTCTTGATACCACGATCGACTGGAAGAACACAGGGGACAACTCGTACGACGGGGAAAAATTAAAACTATTAGTCCACGATGAAAGTGGTAAATGGGAAAGACCTACAAACATATTAAATAACTGGAGGGTTACAAAAACTTGTTTGAGATTAGGTTCAAAAATTATAGGTAAGTGTATGATGGGTAGTACATCAAACGCTTTAGACAAGGGTGGTGAGAACTTTAAAAAACTATACTATGACTCCGACGCAACAAAAAGAAACGCAAATGGACAGACTCGTTCGGGACTCTATAGCTTGTTCATTCCTATGGAATGGAACTACGAAGGCTACATTGATTCTTATGGATTTCCTGTATTTGAAACGCCAAAAAAACCAGCTGAAGGACCTGACGGATCACTTATAAAACAAGGTGTAATTGAATACTGGAATAATGAAGTCGAAGGATTAAAAGGAGATCAAGATGGTTTAAACGAATACTACCGTCAGTTTCCAAGAACAGAGCAACACGCTTTTAGAGATGAAGCAAAGCAATCTCTGTTTAACTTAACAAAGATATACGAACAAATAGATTATAACGAAGATCTTAGGAATACATCGATAATAACCACGGGGAGTTTTATGTGGGAAAACGGTATAAAAGATACTAAGGTGATATTTGTACCAAATAAAAATGGTAGGTTCAACGTTAGTTGGGTACCACCTGTACAAATGCAAAATAGAGTTATAGTAAAAGGTAATACAAAATATCCAGGTAACGAACACTGCGGCGCTTTTGGGTGTGACAGTTATGATATATCGGGTACAGTTGATAAAAGAGGTTCTAATGGAGCCTTGCACGGGTTAACTAAGTTTAGCATGGAAGATGTTCCACCTAACAGATTCTTTTTAGAATATATAGCTAGACCACAAACTGCAGAAATATTTTTTGAAGACGTATTAATGGCTTGCATATTTTATGGTATGCCAATACTTGCGGAAAACAACAAACCTAGATTACTGTATCATTTTAAAAGAAGAGGCTATAGAGGCTTTTCAATGAACAGACCTGATAAAAGATTAAACAAATTATCTGTAACTGAAAGAGAAATAGGTGGTATACCGAACTCTAGTGAAGATATAAAGCAAGCACATGCTGCAGCTATAGAATCATATATAGAAACTTGTGTTGGACGAACAGAGGCTGGTTATGGAGATATGTACTTCCAAAGAACATTAGAAGACTGGGGTAAATTCAATATAAACAATAGAACAAAGCATGATGCTTCTATAAGTTCTGGTTTAGCAATAATGGCTTGTAATAAAAACTTATATTCACCGGTTAGTCCAGTGCAAAAAAAGGTTTACGATTTAGGAATTAAAAGATATGACAATAGAGGTTCTACGTCTAAAATATTAAGATAAATGAAAATACAAACAAATACCGATA